GATTTAAAATTTGATTGAAAATTCGAAGTAGTAAGACCAAAAAAATTCTGTTCGTATATTATCATAATCGTAGAAGTTCCAAAGTTAAATTCACACGTTGTATAGTACTACTTGCCGATACATAAAATTTTAATGTATCATTTTTATTTATAGAGGCAGTCCATCCTACTAATGACGACGATGTATTTTTCACACTTGCAGATATAAATGGTTTTTCTGATGCCACAATACTATCAGATGCCGTTGGTGGATATGTTGCATATGTACTTTTCCAGATATCAATCGTAATACTTCCCGATCTATCTGCGAGTAGCGCCCATGATTGTATACTTCCACTAAATGGGATTAATATTTCAGATTTTTCTCCAGTGGTTATTTCCGTTTCACCCCCATCTATAATTATTCCAACCGTAGACGTTCTCATATTATTCGATAAATCTACCGAATAATTATTATTTGCCCCACCATCGCTTGCAGAAAATCTGCTTGATAATGATAAAATTCGTTCGTTGCTTAAATTTGCACTTTGAGATAACACTAAATACTGTGAGGTTGATGCAATAACAGCACTATCAATATCAGCGAGAGACGCCGAGCCGGTAACATACGTGCCACCTTCGGTAAATGCAAATGATCCGGTTATTGAAAGACTTCCGGTAATAATTGCACTTCCCGTAAATGGGAATCCACTAACCGTAGTGGTATTTCCAGTTCCTACAACCGGCGTTGATCCTATAAAATATGTTGGTGAACTTAGTGTAAAAATACCCGTAGAATTATTGTTAATATCCAAATATTCTGTTTTAAATGTCAACAGTTTATTAGAAAAATTAACATTTGGCACTAGTACACTAATTTCATCAGGACTGAATAAATTTTCTTGTGCTACTTTTAATGACATATTTGAAATGTTCCAAAACCCACCATACACAATAAACCGTAAAGAAAATTTACCAGATTTTATTATATTTGGCTTAAAGTTTAATTGAACATTTTCAAAGAACTGTTTTTTAAATGTAGAAAGTGGAGTGAGCGTCCCTAGTAGCTGTCCACGAGTATCGGTACTTAATAATGTTTTGGGAGAATCTGGATGTTCTGTTAAATACACTTCGACAGAATAATCTGATTGGATCAATTCAAGTGATGCTGATAATTTTGATACAATCGCATCAAACTTTAACGTATATTCACTGTTTGCGAATAATTCGATAGGAATATCATTCTTAGTTCCTATAAAATAGGAACGATTGTCTTTGAATGTATTATTTTGTAATTCGGGAATTGTGTATGCCGCGTCAATAAGCACTTGCGAAGATTGCGATACACTTAAGTTTCCGTATGATGAGGTTAAATAATATGCAGGTAGTGTCGGAAAACTTTCATCTTTTGACAACGACATTGTTGCCGCATACCAGTAATCAGATATTTTAATTTTATTAAATTGGCCTACGTTTACAATTTTACTTCCACTGTCAACAGCCAATAATTCTTCTACTTGTGCAGGAATGTCTGCAAGCGCGACATAATCACCGGGCTCAGTAGAAGCTTTATACGAAACTCGTATTTTATGAATTTCACCCGATAAGGTATTTAAATTTGTAAGCTTAAGTTTTGCAAATGATACTACTGATCCAGTGTCAGGACTCTCTTGTATTTTTTGATAAATAACATTTGCTACGCTAGTACTTGCTGTGATAAATCCAAGGGGTTCTAATTGCGTAACATATCCCGACCCAGATCCACTTACGAATCCTTTCGATATAACTGTATTTAAACTACTAGTTAGGAATGCACCCCGTGATTCTGCCGTAGTGCTATTTAAAATTTTTGTAAGTGGAAGTCTTCCAGAAAATACTTCCGATACTACGGGTGTTGAAATTTGTGTAACTAGATTTCCACCCAACTGATCAGAAGTGAATACGTTAGTTGGAGTTGGGTTTTTTAACTTAATTAAATATCCATTTTGATAAATATTAAAATTTATTGGATTTAAATCATAATCACCGGAATCAACTGTTACTGACTGTGAAAAGGATGAAGTAGCGGTGATTGGATAAAATTTTTCTTGAACAAACAGTTCTGGAGTTTTTTGGAACCGAAGGGTAGTTTTATTTTCTACGAGAGGAGATATAATTACATCGGATTCCCATCGCACATTGTATTTATTAATCCAGTTGTCTGGAATACCGGTGCCATCAATGTAGGTATTCGCACTGCCTAAAATTACTAGCTTGCCTACTCCAATAGGAGTATCTGAATATACGTCTATTTGTATTAATCTAGAATTTCCTTCTAAAAAGGAAGGAATCGGTGCACTATATACCGTAGTTCCTTCCTTATTTAGAATTTCTACTAAAATTGTTGAATTTGGTTTTAAAACATTTGCACCTGCTATAAGAAAAGCATTTCTACCACCATATAAATACCCATCAAACTGAGATAATTTAAAGTATTCGGATCGTGGTCCTTTATCTTCAATTAAAACATCGTATTTATTTAAATTTAATGGTTGTATAGCTTTTCTAGTTCTTGCCATTTATACTCTCATTTAAACTAATATTTTAGAAAATCCATTTGAATTTTCTATTTCTATTACACTATCTACCATATCTCGTGCGGTATCTAAGTGACTTATTATAAGTATAAAGTCAAAATGAGTTTTAAGTAAATTAAATAATATTTGCATAGAATGTAGATTTTCTTTATCCAATACGCCAAATCCTTCATCTATCATTATAAAATTTGGTTTTGGTAGATTGCTGGCATTCATCAATGCCACTCTAATTGCCAAACTACTTATGAATCGCTCCATTCCAGAGCCATTTTCTAACGGCCAAACTCTATCATTATCATATGTTAATTTACTATTAATATTTTTTCCATCAACTTCTAACGATACCTCAAATTTTACCAATTGAGCAAGGATATTATTGATTTCTGCTTGTATTGATGGAATAGCTTTTGAAATTAATTCATAAGGAATTCCATCTCTATTAACTGCCGTCATGTAATACTTATATGCCTCGTGAGAGAGTTCAAATTGTTCTATTTCCTTCAATTTATTTGTTAACTCATCATTTTTAGCATTTAATACAGAAATATCTCCGTGCAACAAACGAAGTTCTCGGTCTATATTAGCAATATTTTGTTTGGTATCTGCAATATTACGATGTATTACTTGGAGTTCTTTCTCCACTGTTTGGTTATGTAGAATGTTTTCTTCGTTTGTTTTATAAACGGAAATTTCATCGTGAATTTTACCAAGTAAAATTTCTACTTTTTCTAACGTATTTTTTGCTGTAGCCAATACGTTTTTTGATTTTTCTACTGCTTGTCCAAGTTCTACTAATTCTTTTTGAAGGAGAAGTGCTTCTTCATACGAATCTTTATTCCATGCATGTTCATCACATTCGCTGATAACCGTGCGAACTGCATCTTCTTCAATAATTCGTTCTGCATGTAAGTTGTCTAATTCCTCGTTGACCAATTTAACATCTTCGATAACAGAACGATTATTTTCTACGCACACATCACAATTTGGATTATACTTATACGCTTCCAATTTTGTCTTGAATACGGTCTTTTCTTGAATCTTGGTATTCAATATACGAATACTGTTATTTTTCTTCTTTAATAATTCATTTAATTCGTTCCACTTATCAAACGATACTTTTAATGCCGCCATATCATAATTACTGAACTCTGTGACAACTTCTTTCAAATCTGTTTCGCTAGAAATCAATGCATATTCTGCAATCGCCACATCTTCTTGTGCAGTTTTTAACTTCTTTTCAGTAGTTGTCAATCTATTTTGTAAATCTGACCAATTTCCGGAAGTTTCTGGAACCGGTCGCTTCGTTGCATATTTTTGTTTATATTGATTTTCTATTTCTAATAACGTCTGTGTAAACGTTTCTTTTCCTGATTCAAATTCTTCAATTCTATCCGTGACTTTTATGAGGCTTTGCTGTATTTCTGTAAGTTGGTCGGTTACGTCTGACTTCTTAAAACGTTTCAAAATACCGGCAATTTCTTTATTTTCTTCATGAGCAGCATCAAATAACTTATCAAATATATTTAACCCCATGAACTGTATGAGTAAATCTTTTCGTTCCGCGTGAGATTTGTCTACAAACATAGATGTTCCCTGTTGTCCGCTCATTGCAGTCATAACAAAATCTTCATAGCTTCCGATATAAGAACGTATGATCGCATTTGTGTCTCTTCGATCTTCTCCGTTAAGAGTTACGGGAACTCCTTCTACCCATTTCCAAAATTCTACATCTACTTTAACATCTCCGCTTTTTTTACGAGTACCGCTGCGCTTTATACCAAATACTTCATTATTAATCTGAAAGGTTAGTTCACAAAAAAACGTATCCTTTCTATTGTTAATAATATGATCGCCTTTGAATGCGCGAGAAGTCTTGTCGTATAAACAAAACATTAATGCATCCATGATAGAACTTTTTCCGGATGCGTTTGGTGCAAAGATTCCATACAATCCATTTAAATTTTCAAAATTTATTTCATTACGTTCTCCATACGAGAACATATTATCAAATTTAAACTTCAGCGGACGCCAGCGAATACTTCTAGAATAATCTTCATGTGAAATTTTCGTATTTATCTCACGATTAATTTTATTGATAGCACCTAATACATTGGTGTTGATGTTTAATTGATTTCGAAGAATCCAATCTTGAATTAATTGATTTTGAACAGACACATTTGTTAAATCTAACACATCATGATGCGGCATCACGCTGTGTTTTGGATCATGTGAATAATTCTTTTTCGGAGCGAACTTTTTATCTAAGAAATTATATTGTTGGTGAAGTATTTCAACCAATCGCTTTGTTTCTAGTAACGTAGTATTTTGATAAAAAATACGTGCACGTACATTCTTTGACATAGTGGTTGGGTATGTCATAACGCCATTTACCACTTCAATCGTTGAAAAACAATAATCGTTCTTTAATGAATTAAATTCAACAGTTTTAGTTGGAATATCCCATAAACACCATCCATGCCCATCAATTAATTCTCCATGATTTTGCTGAATTAATGATGATGCATATGCTACAATTGGCTTCTTATTTAACGAATCGTATTCTTGTAATATTTGATGTCGATGAATATCTCCGAGCAACGCTAAATCGAATCCATCAAATTTATTAATATTAATATGAGAATCTGTTATCGCATGATTTGAATCAGTCATGGCTCCTTGAATTGGGCCATGATATAATACTATTTTATTAGTAACATTACTGTTAATTTGATCTGCGGTAGGCCAATTTTCTGGATTGTCTAAGATAGAAAACACGACAAACGCTGTATCGGCCAGATACGCGGTTGTCGTGTCTCGTAAATAATGTAAATTTGGATGTTTCAGACTGTCTACAATTGGTGTTAATGCATCTAATCTATTTAGATTAGATAAATTACAATCGTGATTTCCGGCAATCATAATTGTCGGCGCAATATCAGCAATTTTTGATAAAAAATTAGATGTTACTTGAATCATCTCTGGTGAGATGTCTGTTTTTGAATGTGCAATGTCGCCAGCCAAATAAATAACAAAATCTGTTAGGTTTTTTGCTTTAATATCGTCATATAAAGTTTGAAATGCGAGTTCATATTCTTCGTGGCGTTGAAATAATCGAATATGAACATCTGCTATATGTACAATATGCTTTAATTTCTTAAATGGAACGTTTATTTTCATTTAGATAACCCATGTATAATAAATTCTTTAAAATTGGTTGAACGTGCTTCAGAAATTTCTTCCCACGCCGCATCAAATCCCATTTCACTAGCATCTTTTCCAACAGTAAACACTACTCGCGTATTTATGTTATACTGTGAAATCTGTTGTTCAAGTTTTAGTGCATCGGAGCGAGCGTCTTCGTCTAGAAAAATCGTTACATGTTTTGTATTATTTTCAACCAGTTGTTTTTTGATTGCAGAAGGTAATGTTTTACCCATCAATGGAATTGCATTTCTACGCAAGGCAATTGCATCAAACATCCCTTCGCACAAAACAATTGGTTCATTCCAATCAATCATATTATCAAAACAAATAATATTTTTCGATACGGGAGGATTTTTATATTTCATTCCCCCATCATAAAAGAGCCGTCCGGTAAAATAATTGAGTTGATTATTTCTATCATATGAAGGAAGTATAATTCTATTAGCATACGTACCTGATTCACAGTATCCAATGCGATATCGGATAATGTCTTCCAATGTAATATTACGTTTGCTAAGATAGTTGAGCGCATGTAAGTAACCATAAGTATTTTCCTGCTTCCATAGGGGTTTGTATTCTGGAGGTAATTGTAATACTACATTTGCCGTGGTTTCTTTATATGACTTAATATCAGAATCCTTAAATTCTGCTTTAAATTTTTGTAAAGTATCTTTTGATACATTTAATTTTTTTAGTAGCCACAATATGTGTCCACCTTTACTGCCACACACCCAACATTTCCATTTGTTGGTGACAATGTTGATGGACAATTTCTTTTTTGTAGTAGAACAAAAAGGACAAGCAAATAAATACTCGTCCTTTTGTTGATTATAATTTCCTAATATGTCTTGGAGAAGATGTAGTATAGTCATACATATAGTATAACATACTCACGGCGCGTTGTCAATTGATTGAATTTTTTTTAATAGATCAAAAAAATGTTCAGCTTCAAGAGCAACATACATTTTTGACCGATTGCGTTTAAAAAATAAAACAGGATATGTTTGATCTTTTGTATTTTTTTCGGCCTGTTCTAATGATGCCCAAATATTAAGTTTTTCTTGCCGTTTTGCTTCTATTGAGTATGGTATTAGTTTTCTAGCAGATGGAGATAGTTTTATATCTTCTCCAGACTCAGACATTAGTGCACATTTAATATCATCGCCTTCTAATTGAGGAAACACTTCCAATAATTTTTTTCTAATTAAATTTTGAAATTCTCTTCCCTTTGCTTTTCTTCCACGGGGGGTATTTGCAGCCATTATATTAATCCTCTTGTATTTTCCACACATAACCATATGCAGTTTTTTGCCTACCATAGATAGCGTCACACACTGATCGACCATTGTGTTTGACTGCACTTGTTTTAGAAAACGTTCTATTTGATTTTCTACTTCGTGGAGTATTAGCCATGTTATAACCTATTTAAAATTAAAAAATTATCCGCCGATTCTTGTTGGCGATGGTCCTTTTGACGGACCAACTACTCTTGGTCGCGCTCTACCTACTTCATTTGGTAAACTAGTTACGAAGTTAAGTACCGTTGGCGTATATCTATGATAACTTCCATATGATTCGTTTGTTGTTGGATCTGTCCACTTCACAGGTGATGATGGTTTAAATTGCTTAAATCTATTCAAGATAGATGCTCTACCAGTTGCATCATTAAATGCAAACTTTACCGCACGTGAAGTGAATCTAGATAATCCTCCCTCACCATTCTCATTAGTAAGAGCGGCACCTGGAACAACATTATTTTGACCAACATTTCCATATCTAAATGATGCCGCAACATTTCTCTTAAATTCAGTTTGCCACTGGTCTTCTGGCGAGGCTTGAGCAGGATTGAACGGTGCTCTTGCAGCACCATCAAATGCATTTACTCCAATTCTAACACCAGCTTGTTCAGCTTGCTGTGTTTTTACTAAAGCAACATATCCTCCAACAGATTCAATATATCGTTGTTCTAAGTTCATACCATTCTCCAAGTTTATGTATCAAACCTAATTATAAATATCTGGTTTGTATCAAAAGTTCGTTGTATAGGTTCGCTAAATTTAGCAACTGCTAATAACTGATTTTGTTCATTATATAAACCAATTGATGTTATATAGGGTTTTATTACACCGGTTGACATTAAATTGTATAAATTCCATGTCGAACTTCCACTTGCTGGTCTAATATTTCTATCACCCATCGAACTAATAAATGCATTTCCAAAACTACCGCTTGCAGTATACGTTGATAATATAGTAGGGTTGAATATAGAAAAATTAAAGTCTGTAGGAAGTACGTTAACATTTACTTCGTGTCGAGTGATTTCTACATCACTACTGTAATCTAAATATATTTCTGTACTGTCCACTATCTTCAGTCCCGCAGACGAAAGTGTCGTGATGGTAGAGCCAGATGCCTCTTTAATTACAATAATCCCATTTTTATAAAAAATATTTCCTACATATGATCCGGTAGAAGATTGGCTAACAAATAAATTGCCATACCCATCATCACGTATATATTTATTGCTTAATTCTGTGCTAAGTTCAAAACTCCCCGGCTTTATGCGTTCTCCGTAAAAGTTTTGACTAATGCTTATAACATAAGAATTATCAGCAAGCGGTGCTAAACTTGACGTAAGTAATGTTGTGCTATTATAAAATACAGCGGGACTAGTATAAAATAAATGTTTTACTGATCTATATAAATAATATTCATTTATTTCAGAATAGCTGTTGAATGATGCCGACCCATATTTAGAGCATTTATCAAAGACAATTGCTCCTTCTAAATCATCTGGAACAGTGATTTGAATTCCGTTTGAAGAAGAAACCAATTCCCATGACATAGGTGATGACACAAACAATTCTTCAACGCTATAATCTTTTGAATCTATTGTACCAAATGTTTTCATTTGTCACACGTTAAGTTAATGGTCATTAATAAATAGTAGAATAAAAACAAAATAACCCTCTTACGAGGGTTATTTTGTTAATAAACATCATGGCTTTTTAGAAATCAAGTCTTACACGGAGTAGTACTTCTTCGTCAAAGCTCTTTGGAACAGGTTTACTTAATTTGGCAACCGCCAACAATTCATTTTGATCATTAAACAATCCAACGGTAGTAATATACACTCGTGGATTTTGTTTAAAATCAGATTGTATAATTGCTCCGTTATCTGGATTATAAAATGTAGGGTTATTTGAATAGTTATATTGTCTATTTCTTAACCGTACAAAGTAATGAGTTGATGAAATTGTTTCGGCAGAACGTGCTCTAAACCCATCAACATATGCGGGAGATGCTACTGCTAACTGGAGCGATACATATAATCCATTATGATTGTATGCAGATAAATTTGTGCCCCAATCTGCTAGTGGGTCTATAAGCGGTGCATATGGAATTTTTACTGTCTCCGCTTTTACTTTTGTTAATGTATTTAATACAGAAGAACTGTCTATCATGCTACTTCCGGTAAAGCTTGCAGCCGGTGCAACGGTATCTGGTGATGATGACGCCGTTGTAAAGAATCCAACTGCAGGACCAATTGCATTTGGATTTAATACGATGATTCCTAGATCAGGATATACTAGGCCGTAACCAGGACCAGAGTCACCCCATGTTTTTGGATTACTAGATGCCGTGATAGAACCAGATGTAGTATCAAGTGTTCCGGATACTACCGAGAACACTCTACCGGCTTTACTATTGCCGGTTAGTGCTCCAAGAGTCTGATTACTATCATCAATAAACGTAGATATTCCACGTGCACCCGACAATGGCAATTGCCAGTTACCAGCATCAAGCTGTTCTTTATATCTAGCTCTTTGGAAATTAATTACATAAATATGATCCGATTCAACACCTTCAAACTTGAATTTTGTTTCAGACGGATCTAATAGTAAATTTCTATATTGACTATATATTGCTTTTGTTGGCAGTTTTCCTTGTTCATTATCTACTAAGGTTGGTGCACCTGCTCCATTTATATGCCCATATGTTATAGCAAATTGTGGCTCTGCCAATTCACCAGATGGATTTTCTGCATATACGTCTAAGTAATATTCACCGCTTGAATCTGCTTGCGTACCATAGATATATAAATCAGATTCTAATGATCCCGTTTCTCCTGACCATATACCAGAGGTGACCGTTGTTGGATTTGCTTCTACGATATCTTCGTCGGGTAATACTGTAAAAATACTCATAATAATTTCCTGTTAATATTAAGAAGATGAGATTTGTGAGGCAGGTTTGATGGTCACTGGTATGGTTACGGTCGCACCGGACTCATTTCCAATAATTACTAATTGTGTATTTATTATTTTACTTACATCATTTGGTATAATTGTAAATTGTGTTCCAATTTGTACCTGTGCTGTGGTCGATGCGGCAAGAACCTCTGCGGCGATTCCTGTTGTTGTTGGTGAGGTAGTTAACCCAGAACCACGTAATGTAGCGGCGGATCTATCATACAAAATAGCAGTGTAACCAAAGTCAGCGCCATCAAAATTTTGACTTGTTTTTGGAACGATAGGATCACTTGAGTTTGCTGTTTGACTGCTATAGGTGAGAACGATTGATGTTCTGCCACCTTGATCGAATATTGTTGGAATGGTGTTAGTACCGCGTCTCAACGTGACCAACTTGTATCGGAGATTTTGAGTTTCGTCTGGAGATGCTTCAATGATAGGCATACTTTCAATTGCTGATCCATAATATTCAGATCCTAGCGGATGTGCGGGATCATACAACCCATAATCTATCTCGTCGTCCGCAACTGCAAATTTTGTTATTACGAAAGCAGATTTGCCACGAGCTAACAATTCTCTTCCTTTTTTTGTTAAAATGGCATCAACGGTTACGGTTGATTTATTTAAATATCCCATACGTATAAACTCCAAAAAATAAAGGTCTAATATAAATATATAGTGTTTGTAAATTTTATTATGTCACTTCTAACACACCACCACCACCAATCGTAACACCCGATTCCGGAGAAGTGCTTCCTACTCGTAATGTAGTACCTTCGCTGATAAATATTTCGATTGGTTCTTTTCCGTCAATTGTTGTATTAATTGTATTTTTACAACCACCATATCGTGATCGTTTTGTAGCGGTTGAATTATCTCTAAAAAATTTGTAATGTTTTTTTAGATATCCAAATGGTATTTTTGGTTCAATTTGCAAAGCAAAATAATAAAATGAAAGCGATATGATTGGTTTAGAAACAGGTTCTAAATTATCTATAATATAATACAATTTACCATTTTCAGGAATATCTCCGCTTATTAATGCAGGAATTGGTGCAGTTAATTCTAATACATTCGCAGAATTTAAATTCATATCAAGTAAAACACCATGAGATCCCATCGGAGGAACTGTCTGCGGTCGAGTTATGTCCAATCCTCTTGCTTCCGAACTTCTATATAATCTAAGTCGAATGCCTCCTAAATTTGATTGTATTGCAAATAATACAGAAATATTTTGTAAAATTAATTCTCCAAGAATAGAAGAATTGCTTTCAATGGGAGACAATGCAAATGTATCAACATATCGAATAGGAATGTCTATTAATTTATCAATAGAAATTGTCGTTGTCTTAAAGTTATTAAGAGATGGATCAGAAATGGTAAACGTATCAAATATTACTCGTTTTGGTACAGATGTTTCATATGGAATATATCTAACCGGTTGCCAATTCTCTTTGTCAAGAGAAGGTGGTAGATACGACGGGACACTTCCAGAATTAAATGATATTTTTTCATCAGGCGGTCTATATGACGGTCTTGTTGTAAATACATAGTAATAATTATTACCAGGTTTAACTGAACCTGTCAATTCTCCAAGATCTGTATATGTTGCATCAATATTTTGATATACAACTTCATTATATTCATATCGTGCTCCATACGACCACGTTTTAGCTCCTACGAATGTATTAGTGGACGAATCCCATGCTTGTTTTAGTTCGTTTCTATATACTGGAGCATATGCCGTTTCTTTAAAATAATAAACACCTTCTACTTTATTAAAGTATGTATATACTCCGGGATCTCTAAAATCAGCAGTTGGGAATATCTCATATAGTGCTGGTGTGTAGATACTTGCCGTTCCCCCAAGTCGCCGTGAGTTGATTTCAGTATCAAATAATTTTCTAGCATACAATCGCTTGTATGGTTCTGCACCATCTGATCCATGATTTTTATTATTATATTTTATTTTATTTACTTTTGACAGTCCTATATCAATACGAGATACCTTTTTAGGAACAGACGATCCAGTAATTGCATTTTTTTGATTTTGTATATCGTATACAACATAATCAGAAGTACTGTTTGTAGATTCATTAACGTTTATCAGAGATTTTAATGGTAAAACTGAACCAGTGATTTCTGTGATTGTTGTTGGTATGGACGCCTTCCATGTTGATTGCGATGCAATCAAGTTATAAACCGATGCACTAATTGATGATTTGAGTGGTGTATAACTTCCTGAAATACTTGTTACGGTCTGAATTTTATTCGATTTAAACGTAGAATAACTACCAGATGTTTCTAATGTACCACTCTTATCTAACTGACCTCTGTATGAATTATAGTTAGCATTTACAGTTTCTTCCGTTAATACCGTAATATCATCTGAGACATTAAATGTTGCCGAATAATCTGGTTTACCGCTCCCTGTTAATGATGCAGCGGCATTTGTAGTTTTTTTCGTGCCTTTTCCATAAAATCTAACATTTTTTACAGGTGGAATTTTTACTTGTTCTAAAATGTTAGGCTCTATAACAATTCCATTAATGGCAGTTGCTTTAGATGGAATAAAATAATCCATAATTTGGTTTAGCACAAAACCAAACTCAGACATAATTCTAATAAACTTGTTAGTTTCTAACGTTACATAATAATATTGATTATAATATCTCTTAAGAGTTTCTAATGATTTATCAAAATTTCGATATAATCCAGTCGGAGATCCTAGTACAGAATTTATATTTTCTAATCCAAAATTACGAATTATATTTTGATTTATAATCTCTGTAGGAGAGAGTGAAACTATTACTTTATTTCGTCCTCGCTGCGCTTTTTTCTGCGGAGGGGCGACTATACTTCTATTTTTATAGAGAGTTTTAACTTCAGAATTTGATTCTCTAAATACCGGAGGAGGTGCTACTTTTACTTTGTTTGTTAAATATCCCGAGCTTCCCGCCTGTGCCATTTCTTGTCGAATATTTCTATTATATCTAGAAAAATCGGATGCATTTATATTAAATACAGAAATTTGCGAAAGTGACGGTGAAACTGTAATATCTTTATACGGACTTTCATTTAAGACAGAAGATGATGCAACTAAGAAATTCGTATTTAAATTATTAAATGATAATTGTACTAATAAATTTTCAGCCGCACTTGCATACGTATCACCTGCATTTGATCCTGGGTCAAATGCCGTATTCAAAATAACTTCATCTGATAGATTTTCTTTCCATAAACGGATTTCATCTATCGTTCCGTCAAATCTACTCGCAACAAGAGATCCTGATCCACCCACATATATAAATTGAGTAGCATTCCATAATGGAACAAATGTTGTTGTTTCGGATTGTATTGAATTAAATAACAAATCTTCGCCATCGGTTTGCATAAAATGCAATGATGTTTCCGACGCATCTGTTTGAATAGCAACGCTTATTAATTCATCTCCAAAAATTTCTTGATAACTACTAGATAAAATCAATACGGAACTACTGCCCGAAACTAATTCAAGTCTTCCTAGCTGGGAACTGCTTGGGTGAGGTACTATGTTGAGTGCCCATTTATTATCACCTGTCAACACCGTCATTGGTTTGCTTTTCGCAAATGTACAAGTTAATTGAAGGGTTCTAGGAGATCTTAGTGAAGCAGACAGCGGCAACGATATATATGAAATTTTAGTATCATCATAATCTAAACCGGTACTAAATTCATCAAACGAATAATACGATGATGTAAATGGAACGCCGGTTTCTTTTACTTTTACTAGCTGCGGAGTTATACCAAACGTTTTTATGAACGATTCTAGTGCAGTTTTTGTACCTTTTGCTTTTGCAAAAAACGGTAAATTGTGCAACAATCGTTTATATATTTCAGCAGTCAAATCTCTTCTAGGCGTATCTTCTTCTGTCCCTAGAATATTGTTTGTTAAATCATATGTTGAATTTAGTGTAGGTAATTTAAATCCAACCGACTCTGCTATTTCATTTACTAAATCTTTTGATAATTCAAAGTTTGGATCTAAATCTCTACTATGAATGTATGGGAAATGATCAACATATAGTTTAATATTATCAAAGAAATGACCCACCATCGTGACAAATGTTATATAAGAGTCATTGTCAATATGTTCTCGTATGTGAGTTGGAACTGTATTTACTAAATTATTTACATTGAATTCATCATATCGCTGTGCGATTAAGCTCTGACTTTCAAACCAATCAATTGCTTCTGGTGAGTATGTTGCATATACACTGCCTGACGAATTTTTAGGCCAATATCCTACTGGATTATATTCCATACCGGTGTCAGCGTAATACGCAGACGCCGTGTATGGGGATGATGAGCCAGATTCGGTGAAATACAAATATTGTTCGTATCTATCGAATGCTCGTATTATGTCTTCTTTTTCTTTGGAGAATTTAGCAGATTCTTCTTGTACAAACAGATATCCAGCAGATGCAGTTGTTCCTATATACGTAGACGATGATAGGAATTGTATTCGCTTATATTCAAGTTGTTCTAAATTGTTTAATTTTTCTTTAAATGCCGCAAGGCGCATCGCAGCAGATCCATAAAATACAAAATTCTTATAGTCTGTAAAATCTATATTTAATTCTGACGAATTAAAATCATATGAATACCATCTTCTGAAAATCTGGTCTTCAAATGTTTTATTATTTGCATCGTCTATTGTTCCGACCGATCCTGTATTTAACGCAAGGAATTTTAAGGTTACATTATTTAATGTTTTCCCGAGATCAACATTATTATTTACTTTTAAATTCTTCGGTCTTAGATATGGCGTGGCATCTATTTCGGGTGCAAATCTAATTCTAACTTTATCAATAATAGATTTTGCAACTTCTCGGCTCAAAAACACAGGAGAGTTTACAGATATATCGTCAGGTACCGGTTGTAATAATTTTAATTGAATAGTTTTTATTGAATTGACATCTTCCAATCCATATCTATACGCTACGGCAACCGATTGCTTATCTTCTCCGTAATTTAATAGTGTTTTTAATTCACGATCTTCATCAACATAATTTTCAATTGCAGTTTTAAGAAATTCATATGACTTTTCTATAAGCGGATCACTTATATTAACATTCACGGGAAGAACGTTTATGCTAAATGGATAAATTAAAGTCAGTTCTTGTTCCGTTGTTTGTTCAGGAACGATGTTAATATTAATTGGATATACAAATGTACGTGCCACGTTTGGTGGAAAAACAGTTACTCTTATAGGAAATGTATTTGTTCTTCTACTTTTAACAATCGCGGGAGTTTGTGTTTGTGTTGGTGCGGACGGTTGTGTAGTATTAATATCTAAATTATCATATATTACATAGTCTCCTTGTGCTGGTATCAGCTTAACATATTTTAAGGAATTATTTCCTCTAATAAACACCGGCACCTCTGTTAATACTCCCGGTTTTGAATCACCGGCAACGTTAACTCGCTGTATTAAATTGTTATTTTTATCATATGCCTCTACTAAGTTTCCAGTAAAATCAGGATCATACACTGTTATAGAAAACGTATCAATTTCAGTACTAAATGTTATTGTTATTGTATTAGACGCAGCCGTATCAGATCTACTAGTAAAAGCAGTATCTGATATGCTTAGACGACTTGGCCGCGTTGCTGGTTCTATTGTTGCAGTTACGTTTTTTATTGTACGTGTAATATTCATATTACGTTACAGTTGTATTTTCAGAAAATTGCTTAGAAGAAAGCAAACTAATATTTTGTTGTTTTACCACTAGTAACCCATTTGCCAAATTTTTCATGGAAACTTCAAGTTCTGTCTGTATAGGAGATTTACCTATTAAAGAATTTAATGTTCGATTTTTAGACAAAATTTTAAATGTTCCAATTTCCGTAGGACGCAATCTTTTTGTTATTTTAGAAATTGTCTGATTAATTGAGACAGTTGTTGCGGTGGCAGATGTTATATTAAATATATCTGTATTATATTTGATAGAAACTTCTATTTCGGCGTTGTCTGTCAAATTTTTCATTGACATTTCAACTTCATATGACGTTTCTGCTCCTGAATAATAATTAATTGTTCTAGGAGTTGATGGTACAGCAAATTCATACGAAACCATATCACGAATCGAACGTGCCTCTGTAAGATTAGAATCCAGTTGATACGGAACGTATGTATTTAGAAATGGAATGTTGGTCGAAGTTGAATTTATTATTGGCATTTTATAACTCTAAAATTTCAACACGTGCATCAAACACCGAAGTACCATCACCCAATCCTGCTAACAAAGTAGGGGTTACCAATACACTAAACGTTTCTGTGCTTCTTGGATTAATCACAAATGATCTGGGTATTATTGTGATATTTTCATTAGTGTTTATAGTAATTGAATAAGCAGATGAATAGGAAGAATTTGTAGCATTTACTCTGATGGAAGATGGGTAGTTCTGACCTCTTCTCCAGAAAAATGTAAGCGCCTGATTTAATGGCGGGTTAAATCCAATTTCAGTTTCTGGTTCCCAACACGTTCCACCCGCTGGTCCATTATACACTACATTTCTATATCCAGTTGGAGGCGTTCCATTATTTAATGTACCGTCAACACAACTTCTCCATGTCGGCGTAGGAGTTGGTGTAGGTGTATTTTGAAGTGGCGGGTTAGAAGATGATCCAGTTTCTACTGCGATAAAATTAGCAACTATAGATGAATTTCCTCTAATAAATCCAGATAACACTGGTTGATTGCCTGTAGCTGTGTAGTTTGTATCTCGCGTCCATCCAGAAAATCTATATCCGTTTGCTGGCTGTGCCGTTAGTTGTATTGGATATCTAGCCGATCCCGAATTATTAAACGATAGTGTTGTAGTAGAAGCGACTGTTATTGTTCTATTATTTTGAACGGTGTCACTGTCTGAATATGTAACTAACACCGTTCCTCGATTTTGTTGTGCAACTCCTATCGTGAACGTATTAACTACTGATGCAGGTGATCCTGATGAACTAATATACCCACATCTAGGACTATTCTGTACCGCTATTATTCCACCAGTTCCATTTGCGAATTGCGCTGTATATGTGTTGGCTGCACACCCTAGAAACGATCCACTTGCTGGAGGAGCTGTGTAACATACCGTATCCACATTATTTACTTTGTTTACTTTCGTATCTAGCTGTACTACATAAAATCCGCAATCACCATCTGCGTATTTTCCGCTGGTTCCTTCGCATCCTAAAAATTTGTCCTTTGCATCGCAGGTCCGAGTAATACATCTACTATCATTTTGTATTTCTCGTCTATCACATTTCCCATCATGAACAATTGCTGTGGTTGTTCCTTCCTTGCATTGAATAAAAACGTTGTCCTTTTCACATTTATCAATACAAATTTTTGCATTATTTTCATATGTAAATCCACCCAAACCATCGTGATATTTAGCGGTGGCTTTATTACATTCAATAAATAATCCTTTTGGTGGAGGACAGTTCCCGTCCAGTCCTGTACTTTTTTTCTCTCCACAATTACCGTTTGCATAAATTGCAATTCCAGTTTCAGGTTCGCAGCGCAAAAATGTATTAACTGGAGTACATTGTACACACTGTCCAAACGGATTTGTTAAATCTCCGGTTGGATATGTTGGATTCCTTGTGTCGCATATAAAACCAGAACCACAGTCTGCATTTGCTTGACAGACTCCCGTGTTACGAGTTGTCGTCGTTGTTCCAGTAGTAGATCCACCAGAAGTACTACCTCCAGCCGAACCACCAGAAGCACCTATACCCGAACCAGCAGACTCTTCTGTGATACTAGTACTGCGATCTACATTGTTCATGTCTTCGTCCATATAAACACCTATGTTATTTTAATTCGCCCGTCTAATTTAGACTGAAGAACTGTGATTTTTTGTTTTATAATCTTGTTTATGATTTCTTGATATTCATCTTCTTGAATTCTATCATCCTTATGTATAACTATTTCTTCCAATATAAAATTGTACAATTCCGTGATGAAGTTATCTAATTCAGTTGAAAATTGATCTAATAATCCAAGTCTTTCTATTCTACCAAATGTATTATTGTACGTTTGGTTAAATCTAGGATCAACTGCTTTTTGTATGACATTTTGCGAAGTTAATCCTTCTTCAACCACATCAACAAACGTCCCTTCTACAGAAGTATATATCTTTTGCGCCAACCCTGCCGCATCTGGTTTATTAAGTCCTACCTCAACAAATTCTTTAAGTGCTATTAAATTTTGTTCTCTAACTACTTCGTCCGTAGTATTATTAAATATTAATTCAACTTCAGTTCTAGATGGTGATATTTGAGAAACGGATAAAATTCTATTATCATATTTACCAATTTCATCTGAGAAGAAGTTCATAACAACTCTGTAATCGCCGGGAAGAAGTACTAGATTTTTATCTAGAAATAATTTAGTAAAATCAATTCTAATATAATTCTTAAGCGTATCATCTTGATATTTCACCACGTGCGATTTTAAAATAGTGTCACGTATTCTTATGACAGTACTTAGCGTTAATATATTATCAGGTACTGTATAAAAATGTATTTCTACATTATCATCTATATCAAACCCAAAACTAGCAGCGAGTTCTTCTAATAAAATTAATTCATCAGGAACTCGTACTATACGAGATGCTAAAAATCGCGGTTCTGTTACAGTTGTTACATCGCTTCTAAAATTTTCTTGATTTGGCATATAATGGTTATCTCAATGTTCGTAATTGAGTAAGTAATTCTTCTAACTGTTGAATTGTCAAATTCAAATCTTCTGGTAGTGGGGTTGTTTGGATTGTATCTTCTGTATCAAGGTTGGCGGATTCTTCAAGAACAACATTTGTTAATTCCATAAAACTTTTGTCTATTTGAGATAATACATTTGGATCATATCGTTCAAAATATATTGGAACATAATACATTTGAGAAGCTGTTGGCTGCGTTGTTATACTTGGACTCAAAATTAAAGTTGAACCATCGAATTCCAATGGAGTTACAGCACTAAATGGATAAAAATTTGAAATCTCTGGACGCAGTTCATTAACTGATTGTGTGGTTTGTAATACTACTGGAGAAATTGTTCTTTTATCTAAAGTATACACATCTCCCTGTTGAGAGAAATAGTTTGTAGAAACTGTTACAACGTCTTCATTGGTACGATCTAAATCAACCAATAATTTTGGTATATATGAATTTAGTACATTATCCATTTCGATCTACCTTAAACATGTAATTAAATTCTGGAAAGAATGTTTGATCACCGCGTTTTACCTTTAAATCAATAGAATAATATCGATCAACATCTAATCCCGTAGTATCTAAAGAAATATATGATCCGGATAAATCGCAATTTATTAATGAATAATCATCAAAATCAAATAATACTACATTTGATATAACATCTTTTATTCTAAAATATGATGACGATGGGAGATAGTAAGTAGTTCTATATCGCTGCACAGCGTCGAATCGCTTGTCTGGATATAGCTCTCGGACCACTAAATACACTTTATCAATTTCGCCTAATGTATAAGATTCTTTTATATTTTTTGGTATTATTGAAACTGTTGACGATGGTAATGGCTTCAATGATCCGGTTATAAACGTCTGATTTTTCCACAAAATTTCAAGCTTAGGGGCAAACACAGTGTGTGTATTTGAAGAAAATACTTTTATATTTCCTACATTTGTGGAATCACCTTCGTCCGCATCAGGAAATTTTAAAAGTAATCCGTTCCATGGAATTTGTGTTGATCCAGATACTACCGGTGATATTAAATTAGTTACGTTTATTTTTATATCTTCAAGAGGCATTTTTGACAACGTATATGATGCACTTGGTGTTAGTGCTATGTCTCCCCCAGCATTACTCCACGACACGTGTTTAGCTGCAGTATTCCATGCAATCCCATCATTTACGTTTCTAACATCTTGATAAAAATATCCACTACCTTCTACCCAACTTCTAGACACCGGATACACTTCTATGGTTTGATATCTATTTACGTGTTTGGCGGTTGCTATTCTTAAATTTAACAAATATACGGAGTTCGTTGGATATTGTTGATTTGAAGGAATATCAAAATTCAGTAAACTTCTTACAGACGATGAAGCATACATTACATCCATGTCCGTAGATTTTTTTAACTTTCCAATTTCTAATATTTCATCTAATCCAGTATTTGAGCTTGGATATCTTTGATAAATTGAAGCGTCTTCCGTTGCTGATATAAAAGTTCTCATCGCATATCTCTGTTATTGTCTAGCATGACCTATAATGTCAGTTTCTGGATATCTAATTTCAAATATACATGGATCTAATGACGGATATATAACATCATCCGCAATCGCTTCTTCGATTGGATATCTGTATTCAAAATAATCTCGCCCATCTTGATATCTATATTTATTTCGTATTACCACATCAGTTACCGTTTGAACACCTTCTACCGATCCAATCATTAATTTTAAATCGTTCAATATTATTGGCTGATTTATTTGCCATTTGTCAATATCAAAAAATTCTCTAATTGCATCGATACATCGCGCAACAACATCGTTCATGTTGTAATTTCTATATACAACAATATAAAATTCGACAGAAATATTTACTACAAATGCATCCAAAATATTTACCTCATCAGTAAGAACTCTGTATTGTTCTAAATATTTAGCTAGATTATTTTTTACTAAAGTATTTAGTGGCGATAATTTTTTTTCCGCCGTATATCCTAGTACGTATAAATTTATTGCATTTGGAGAAACCGGATCAACTACATAACTTCTATTATTAAATGGATTTTGATCATTATTGATTACTAGATTATCGGGATTTTGCTCACCGATTGCATTTATTTGTTCATCTCTAACCACAAATACTTTTGAAATTGCTCCAAACTTAGATGGCATTGCCAACGATCTAACAATGTAATCTTTGTCAGTTACTACTCGATTTTGTGCATTAAAAAATGCTAGTGCATTTTGACGAATTTCCTCTATGGATTCTCCGTCATCTCCACCACGCGCTGGTTCTTCATTCAGAATAGCCACACTTGAAACTACCTGACTAAATAAGTTTTGTTCAACCGGTGCATAATCTTGTGGTCTATTTTTTACATCAACAAAATCTACTTTTGTTATGTAATTTGAAGGAACGTTTGATTGAATTCCACCTCCAACCAAATAGGTCACAGTAAGAGTTGTATTCGCGGGAGCTAGTCCAAAAGTATCACTAGTAATAAAATCAGAGGGATCTAATGATTGATTTGATACTCCTTGTTTATATTTTGAATTTGCTATTTGAGTAGAATTCAAAGTGATGATGTCTTCATTAACATCACCAAGACCCGATCCAAATAATATTTCCATTTTCATGGAAGAATTTATTCTAGTCGTAAATCTTCTAGGCTTTTTTCTAAATACAGCCAGTTTTGCTGGTGACAGTGATCCGTTGGAAAGAGTTTCTTGAGAATAAAATCCTTCATTATTTCTTTCCGCTACGTCTCTTTCTTCTATTATTAAATCTTGTCCTAAATAATCAACTTCGTACCATGTATTTCCATCAGAATCTTTTATATTTTGTATAGAAATTACGTTATTGTCTGGAATTTCTATTCTTGAAAATTTTTGAGGAGATCCAAACGTATAGGTTATTGTCTTAACATCCGCCGATACTAGTCTAATTTTTTTAGACACTACGTACATTGACGGAGCATTGAATCCATCTCTTGATAAAATTCTAATTGATCTATTTGCCGCGTCAGCAAAATCTACATCCTCTATTGATCTAAACGATTGTATCGGTGGAGTTTCTGTGGAAAATTTTGAATTTTGTAGAATCTTTAAAAAGAATCTACTGTCTGGTTCATATTGTTTGTCTGCTCCCATAGCAGGAACCATTTGATAAATCGTTGCTTCTACCGTAGCACTTGCAGTCAATTTAGGCTTGTATCCCAATGCTTGTGAAATAGCTATTACATTTTGCTTTTCATTTGCAAATAATAATAAGTTTTCTTTAAATTGTTTATCAATATAAAATGACATAACATCGCCAACATATGCTGCCATTTCCATGAACATCATTCCAGGAGAAGCTTCATTAAAATCTGAATACGTGTTTGGATAATATACTTTTGCAAATTCAATCAAATTCTGACGGAACTCAGAAAAATTCTTTCCTAAGTAATTTACATCTTTAAAATTTGGATTAAATTTTTTAATTATTGATTGATTTACTGCCATTTATATTCTCCTAAAATGTTAAAACTATAGAATCGGTAATATTTGGATTTTTTCTCAATCTATATCCGACATACAATCTTAATCTATTATTATTTAAGTCATCCGGACCAGCATTTAATTCGAATTTAATTAGTTCTAAGAAAGGCATCCATTTTTGTACAGCATCCACAACGGACAATCTAGCCCCTTCCACGTTTTCAGGTGTTAATTGCTCAAACAAGTATTCATGTATACCACACCCGAACTCAGGTTGGTGTACTCGCTCTCCCCTTCTAGTAAGTATCAAATTTATAAAATTTGACTTAACTTGGGTTAGCGTATCATATGATTGTTGAAAATAACCTGTATTTCCTAGTTTAAATGGAAGTGTGACGCCGATTGCTTTTGCCATATATTATCTCAAGTAATTCCCATTTTTTTCATAAGTGCAGAATAATCTTTAGTTACTGCTTTAATTACATTTGGATCTACGTCAGGAGGAACGTTTGCTGGTAATGGGACCGGCATTGAATTAGTCGTAGCGGTAAGTGTATTACCATCATACGTAATTCCCATCATTTCTGCCAATCTTGCTCTATCAAGTACTGGTTTAGATTTTGAAGAATTGTTAGTAGAAGTTGCAGATTCTTTTAATGGCTGCATTCGCTTTATTTCGGAAACTGCTTCTCCTAAAATATTCGGTAATATTCGTTGCACTTCTTCTTCTACAATGGTTCGTATATATGCTTTTAATAATTGTTTATCCATAAAAAATCTCGTGGAGGTAAGTTTATTTTGAAATATCCACTGCGGATTTTACTTTTGAAGTAAGTTCTTTCGCATCTGGTATTTTTGGTATGTCTGGTACTTCTGGTAATGTTGGAACTGCCAACGATTTTTTCATCGGAAATTTAAATAATTCTCTATTCTTTTTTAAATTTTCTCTACTTTGTTCTTGGCGCTGTTTCATTTCTTGCTTTTTTTGTTTTGCAAGAATAACCGTGTGTAATATTTTTGGATCTATTACTGGGAGTTTTAATGATGCCAATGCTTTTTTTGCCAACTGTTTCAAAATCAATTTCGATTGCTCTAATGCCACTTGTTTTCCTGTTTGTAACAATTGATCGGCTTTTGATTTTTTCTTACTTGCTTCTGCTTTAATTTGTTGTTTTAACAACTGGGGATCTTTTTTTAACGGAAGTTCTTCTAATTTTTTAGAAGCATCTTTTGCGGCAGCTATTTGATTTGAATTGATAGAATTTGGGATAGATCCCTTTGCATTAGCAGATGCTTTTTGTATGGCATTTTGAATTAAATCACTCATATCACGTTACTCTATAAAAGGGTTTTGATAATTCCCACGAACCATTTTCAATCTTGGTCCGTGTTCCAGTTTCAAACTCATTTTTTACAATAATCATTGAAGCATCTTGATTATTAATTGAAGTAAAATTATCTTGGCTATTGAACGGAGCACCTGCGAATGGTTGTTTTAATGTGGTCCCTGTATTAGGGAGTGCTAATTCAGCATATAATGCTTGTAATCCAGTAACTATAATGTTATTTAATACTACAGGTATTCCCATCGGAGTTAGACCATGAACGTAAGTAGCAAAATCTGGAAGAAGTGCTGCTGATGGTGGTGGTACAGCAGGAACTCCTGCTTTTTGAACACCAATAAGCCCCGGATTACCTGCTAATACAGTAATTAATCGTGCGAGCCACATAGATAGGCTCATTCCTCCTACCATTGGCTCTCGCTCATCTCCGATACTACCAAGATATATTTTATTTGATAACAACGAAAAATTTTCAGATGAAATCATGCTTATATCACTTGCTGCTTTGAAAATAATATCTTCATCAACAGCGACTTCAAAATTTCTACCACCATTTACTGTAAAATCAAGATTTGCAGTTAATACAATTGATTCATTTGTATCCATTGCAATTCTAGAAAAACTGTTCATATAAATTTCATTATTCGAATACATCATTATGTGACCATTTTTGGCCGTCAATAATAGCTTATCTGATGTTAATACCGCAGCCGCTCCGTCATATATGTTAGGTGCATCTAATAATGATCTGTTAAATGATCCTATCGTATTTGTTATAGGTTCAAAATCTAATACCTGATCAACCGTCAACCATAAACTGGAAATATCGTTGTTGATGTCTTCTAAAATTAGACCATGTATTGCGTCTGTTGTACAGGAATTTACTTCGGCATCTTTTGCCTGACCGGCTCTTAGTATTAAACTAGGAGCAAGACTTTTATTAGTAAGGTCCATTTGACTAGAACCAAATCGTATAGAATTGCCCATTTTGCCTTGAATTAAAACATCTCCTTCAAAATGTTTTAATTGCCGAACTCTACTATCTGGCTTAAAGTACTCTCCAAATTTATGTTTTTCTTTTTCTATCTCTTTGTTTTCAGAGACAATACTTGATCTAATTTTAGAAGGTCTTTCATTTAACTGACTATCCAAATTTAACATTGCATTTTCTTGTAACTTGTTTGTTAAATTTGTTTTTCTAAGATAAAAATGCTGCCCCAAGGCTTTTGTTATTTTTACCTTTTCTCCAAGAAGAGGATATTCTTGTATAGTAGAATCTAATGGAAATGCCCAATCTAATAATTCATCACTTTTACCATTATCTACTTCAAATATTCTAACTTTAACACATCCAACAACATACCCATCCTTTCCATATTTACTATGAAATTGATCAACAATTACATCAGTGACTATTCCCTCATATCCTTCTAAACTCCTATGATATGAAGCGGGTGTTTCACCACCAATTGCAATTAATCCAGTTGGGTTATTTCTTGAAATATATGCCATATTATACTTTTATGTTTTGTAATTCAGTATCTATTTCGTCTTGTTCAGCAATAACCGTTTCAAAATCAGACTTAATATTTTTTAAAAGTTGAGCCTTTTCTTCATCAGACAATAATCCAGAATCAGTCGTTCCTTTTGATGACACCGAAACTAATCTCTGTGCTATTTGTACTAATCGTACAATATGCTCATCATTTTTAACATTTACTTCTAGAAAATCTTTTATAATAGGACCAATTACAGCGGCATCTTCTGGAGTCCGGATTAATTTAGTCATTGAGAGAACAAACTGATCAATTTGTTCTCTCTTTTTATTTGTATTTCGATAGACATCGGAAAACATGTCCGCTAAAGTTTTTCCATCAAAAATAATAGTATCGGTAGACATAGAAAGTATATAAGATTAAATTATCATTCTATAAATAGTTATTTTTCTTGATTATAAACAAAAAGCATAGAAGGATCTGATAAATGGCCGGATCTTCTATATTCTTTCATTTGCTCAAGCACATGAAGTTTCATCTTATTTATAACCTTGGTAATGTGAACTGTTTTGTTATTCGTCATTTCACGTATTAGCACATATAAGGATTTTTTATTAAAATTTTCTATCGTATTTGCCCGTTTCAATAATTCAACCACGGCATTTGCAATTTCTCTATCTCGCTTCTTTTTAAAAATCCTATCTAAATTAAAATCCCAGTACTGAATTAATAATTGTATAAAATCGCTAGTGTCTCGGTGAGATGATTCTATTTCTGGTTTCGTGGTTAATACTTCATCTAAAATACCAGATTCTTCGTTTGAAGAATCCATTATGTAAGTAGATCTAAGTTCTTCTCTATAAGAATTATTGTTGTGTAATACCAAATAATTTTTTGCCACGACAGAAAAATATGAAAACGCCTTTCCTTTATTCTCTGTATATTTGTGTAGGTTTAAAACTAAAAAAGAAACCACTTGATTTTTAACATCATCAAATGATCCGTCTATATAAGGAAATTTAAATCTATTTATAATATTTTCAGCCAGCTTGTCTATCGCTGGATGTATGTTTTCTCTAAAAATTATTTCTCGTTCAAATAAATCATCCGTATTATTGTATTTAACAATAGCACGTTCCGTTTCGTCGGTAAAATACATTTTACCAAGCTTTGCTCTACGAATTTCTAAATCAGTTTTTTTCTTCATCAGGCTCCTTTCCATATAAAATAGGACGAAGATCGAAAAGAATATCTCTCAATTGAGAGAATATCTCCCCGACCTCATCATCAGTTTCAAACATTTGTTTTTCATCCAACGCTCTCATCATGTGTAATGTTATACTTAAACTAGAATAAAATTCTTCAATAGAAGTTTCATAAACTTCTATCTTTGATGAGAGATTTCGTATAACGAATATACTAAGCGCGAGTAGTATACATAATACTACGATAATAAAATATAACATTACAAAATTTCCGGAAGAGTAAAATTACTAAAATATGACATATACTTCTTTACGGTAGTACCACGTGCATCAGTTATTCCGTTTCCGGAAGTATTAAAGTATGCAACCACTCCACCAGACCCTGCAAAATGTGCTCCTGCCAAAATACCTGCACGAGTCACTTTTATTCCTTTAACAATTTTACCATCATATTTTTTGATTAAAGGCTTAAGCTCACGATGGTTTGCTTTCATATATGCAAGCATAACCGTATCCTGTAGCTTGGTGTCTGCTAAAAAGTTTTTATTCGATACTCTAAATCCTAGAGTTCTAACAGTAGATGGGCTGAACTGATACTTTCCCATCATTCCAAACTCATTTGTTATTCTATGATTGTTTCCACTTTCAATATATGCAACCTTTTTCATGAATTGTTCAACTGGCGTTGGTTTTGACAGTGGAATTTTTTTATGCTTTTTCGGTGGAGAATCTGATACATAAAACCACGCAGCTATTAAAATAACAACAGCCGTAATAAGTCTAAACATAGCATCTCCTTATTTAATAAGATGTGGTTTGGCTTCATGTACACCAGCACTGGTGACATTCATATATGACGGAGTAAACTCCGTCAAGTTATTTGCTCCTGCATACGATAGTGCGGAGCGCAATCCATCCATTAAACCTTCTATTACTGCAGCAACCGGACCTTTATAATATACATACGTAGATGCACCTTCAACGTTTCGTTGACTTTGGTTATGCACAAGCTTTGTTTCCCTAGATGCCGCTCCCCGATATCGTTTTACATTTCCATCAATAATTGGACCTGGAGTTTCATCTGTTCCTGCTAGTAACGAACCAAGGATAACAGAACTAGCGCCGACTGCTAATGCCTTCGCAATGTCACCGCTATCCCGAATACCCCCACACGCAATAACTGGTACATTTACCGCCGTACTACAATCTTCTAGTGAAGTAATATTTGGAATACCAAATCCTGTTTTTAGCCGAGTGGTACACAGTGAACCACCACCGATTCCAACACGAATCGCATCAGCGCCCCAAAATTCTAAATCAATTGCCGCGTGTGAAGTTGCCACATTTCCAGCAATAATATCTACGTAAGATGGAAGCATTTTCTTTAAATTAAAGAGGGCTTCTTTTACAAATTTGTGATGTCCATGTGCTACATCTATTAATATAACGTTAGCACCTGAGTTTGTCAACTCTTTAGCACGTTCTAAATAATCGCCATTTGCTCCGATTGCCGCCATGATTGGAATTTCAAAATCACTGTCAAACGGAGTAACGAATATGTTATCATACACAGCAAATTTGACATTTTGTACTTCTTCCGCTTGTTCTTCAATAGACATAAAACGGTGAATACATCCAACTCCACCTAACCGAGCCATTGCAATTGCCATCTTACTATCACACACTGTGTCCATTGGCGAGGCAATTAACGGAATCCTAAGAGAATAATTATTAGTCAATTGTGTCGTAAGGTCAATATTTTGACGGGACTCAATTTCACTATATGCTGGAATCAGTGTTATGTCATCATACGTTAAGGCCGTTTTCATAATTACCTCACAATTGTTTGATACAGTTCATATAATTCATTTATTGACATGTGACTTTTTTGTTTCTTTTTCATATTATCATTTGCTGGTATAAATCGTAAGTTACAAATACTTCCTATTATTTCCGGAGGAACATTTTTATTAAATCCATCAGTTATACTAACTATATGATCCAAGTGGTACGCTTCATCATTCAAATCCACTCTACCGCGTCTATCATGTCCATCTAACGTAGTTAGATCATTTTTATTGGTATAATACCAAACTAAATGAACATATTTATCCCATTCAGATTTTTTTTCTAATGGAGTAAAGTGTCCGTTGTTCTCACACGTTGTTCTCCATCTATCAACAACTTCCGGCAATCCTCGCATTTCTTTAACTCTTTCAGAAACAAGTTTTCTGTATTTACTAGTCTTCCAATGTTCCTTACTCGCTTCACTTATTTTTTTCAGTGCCTCAAGGGAATGTTTTTTATTTTTACGTTTTTCCCCCACTACTATTAAAGATGGGTGGTCATTTTTAGTCAATCCTTTATTCCAGGTCGGTCTACCTTTTAGTTTTTTAGAAACAGTTTGACCCATTTTTTTAATACTTTCATTGGTTTCTTTAGTTTGTCCAGATGCCCACCCACAACCACATTTTCTACACTTTCTGTTTACCCGTTCTGCCTGAAAATATTGAGAACTTTTTTTGTAGATTATTTCAATACCACATGTTGGACACTTTCTAATAAACTTATGCAAATCCGAATATTTTTTTGGTCTAGCCATTTTGATATACTCCTGTTTGATAGTCTATCAATAAATATATTCGGAATAACTTTTTACATCTTTTCATATAAAGAA